GTTTTGCTAGTTTAGTTTTACAAGAAAAATTCACCGCTTACATGTCTCCTGAATTGCGAGATGCCTGCAAAGAACTTCTCGCCAAAGCTCCGCACATGTCCGTGTGGAACTCCATCAAAACTGCTGGGGGCCTAGCCCCCAATCATTATTATCTCCTCTGTAACTCGTTTTACGAGCAATATTATCCTTTGTTCCAAGGGGAGATCACAGCTTATCTGTACTTCCCTAATTTTGAAATTGATCCGCGTGTCATCGCTGGCATGCTTTCCGTCTCCAAACCCTTCCCAGCAGTCGATGAATATCTGATTGCTAATTGTTCGGCCGGCGATATCACGAATCTCAAACGCAAACTTCGCATTCCGAACGCCTGTGCTAAGGCCATCTGGCTGGATTTCATTCTGGCCAACAATCTCGATCTTGCGCGTCTTCGCGCCCTTCTTCCTCCGCTCTGTTTTCCAAGCACCGCTCAAAACTCTTCCTGGGCTGCCGCCAAGCAGTCCTACGTCACCTTCTTCCTCAAGAAATATGCTTCCCTGGGTGATAAACCCGGCTTCATCCGCCGCGCGTGTTTTTCAACCCTCGGGAGCATGGCCGTTGGAGGAGCCATGGGCTTCTTCCTTTCTAGTATCGTTACCATGCTTCTCACTCTTTTCCATTCCTTCCTCTCCAACAAGAGGAAGCCGATTCAAATTAAAGCTAAAGTTAAAAAGATCTCACCTGAATCCACAAAGAACCCGAAATCTGCTCAGAGTCGTGTGCGGATAGAGGAGGAAACTCCCGAATCTGCCAAGGCTCCCAAACTGAAGAGCACTCAAGTCAAAGTCGAAGAGGACGCTGAGGAGGAGTCTAACAAACCCTTCCAACGCGCCCCCAAAAAAGTCACCGTTGAACTTGACGAGGACACTGACGTCACCAAAATCACCTCCGCCGTATTGGTTGAGACCGAGGGTCAATCCGATCCTAACGCATGGGACATTGTCTCGTGCCGCCTATTAGGCAATATGGTCACAATCAAAAACGAAGAGGACCAGACTGTCTGCGCTGGATTGATGCTTGGCGGGAAAGTTTTACTTACCTACCGGCACACAATCGAACGCTTAACGTTTGAACCTGACGCCAAACTGTTCTTGTCAACTTACAAAGCTGACCCCCTTTGCGAGTTTGCCGCGAGCGAGATGGAAATCTCTGCTTGTGAAACCTCTGAAGGGGAAATCGATCTTGTCTTGATTGATCTTCCGCGAAACGTTCCTCGCTTTAAAAACGTAGCTTCTCATTTCATCGACGTGGCCGACTTCGCGAAGTTGAATGAGCACCCAGGCGCACTTGCAACAGTTAGAACGCTCCCTGGTAAGGAAAGGAAATCCATCCTGACCTTGATGCAAATTCAATCTCTCTTCACGAGGGAAATCACTGCATCGTGCTACAAGACTCACGATAAGATCATGTCTTCAATCGGTTATGCAGCCGAAACGAAATCTGGCGACTGTGGAGGCATCCTCGTCGCACTCAACCCCCAATTTGAGAAAAAGATCTGTGGGATGCATGTGGCTGGCTCTACCGGAGTTGGCTATTCTGTACCCCTAAATCAGGCGCGGATTGAAAAATGGCTGGCAGCCGCCGGCATGAATCTCCATGATGCGCCCCCATTAACCCAAGTGTATGAATCCGAAATTGTCGTCCCTGAGGGAGCTTTTCTCCCAATGGGCAAACACCAGTTTGTTTCTTCCGGTGGCTCCTCCACTGGAATTTCTCCTTCCTCCATCTCCGGTTGTATCCAAGAACCCATCACTGCGCCAGCCGTTCTGCGACCTTATGTCAAAGACGGTGTTGAGGTTGATCCTCTTCAAGTAGGCTTGCTGAAGTGTGCGGGAGTCAATCCCCTCATTGATAGCGAGAATCTGAAGAAGGTCAGCGCCGACGTGGCCCGTGTTTATTCTTATCCAGAGATCTGTTCACCGCGCAAGATTTTTAATCTTGAAGAAGCTTGCTTCGGCGAGTTAGGCAACCAGTTCTATGGACCTCTCACCCTCACCTCCTCCCCCGGTTTTCCTTTTTGCAAATACAAAGCTGCGCGGAAGCCTGGAAAGCGGACGTGGATTGATAACGAAGAGTTCGTCATCTCTGATGAGCTCCGAAGTTTGATTGACACCAAGCTCGAAATGCTGAAGCGTGGCCAGCGCATTGAAGTTTACTGGCAAGATCTGTTAAAGGATGAACGCCGGCCTCTCGCGAAAGTGGCAGCTGGCAAAACCCGAGTTTTTTCCGCTTCCCCCCTGGATTTCACTCTTCTGTGTCGAATGTATTTTGGCGCTTTTGTAGCCCACCAGGCCCGCAATCGCGTCACAAATGAATCTAGCATAGGCATAAACCCCTACAGCATTGATTGGCAAAATCTTGCCACTCATCTCCGACAGAAAGGCCGCAAGGTCTTTGCTGGTGATTATTCCGGATGGGACGGCAGCGTCTCTGCCCAATTGCTCTGGGCCGCCTTGGATGTGATCGAGGAATGGTATGATGGAACTGAGGAGGAGCGAACTATTCGCGCCACCTTGTTTCTTGACATCGTTTCTTCGGTTCATATCTTTGGCGACACAGTCTATGGACAGACCCACTGTATGCCCTCCGGCGTATATCTCACCGCGACGGTCAACACCGTCATTGGACAAATGCTCATGAGACTTTTCTGGTTGCGTTGCGCCCCCAAGCAATACGCGAACATGGAAGCCTTCAACGAACATGTTGCCCTTGCCATCTACGGAGATGACAATGTTGTTAATGTTTCTGACTTTGCTAGTACATTCTTCAACCAACACACCGTAACTGAAGCCGCTCCTTTTTTCGGAGCTGCGTATACGGATGAAGCCAAAACCGGAAAGGAAACTGCGAAGACCCGGGACTTATCTGAGGTCACGTTTCTGAAGAGATCATTTATTTGGTCTCCTTTGGATGCTCGCTTTATCGGCCAACTTGATTTGACCGTTATTGACGAGATGTGTAACTGGTATCACCACTCTGATTTGGAGAGAAAACAATTGCCTTTGGTGATTGACTCC